CGACAGACTGCCGGGACGATCTAAAGACCAGCGATAACGATAAATAAGCGCCGAGCCTGCCACTCGTAGAGGTTACGAGTGAGCGGGTTACTCGGTCATGCTCCCAGTTTGACAGGCTTATAGCTTGATCCCTGCCCTTTATAAGGGGAACGAGTAAGCGCGACAGTCTGTCGAGCGCTCTGCCCTACCTGTGTGAGTCTGTCGCTAGCTCTGCCATGCGATAGGGCAACCACTAAATTAGGTGGCTATACCCATGATGTAAGGGTTACGAGTGAGCGCCTTGTAAAGTTATAGCTCTGGGAGTTCTTCACTTGATAGCGTGGTTGGCTCTACATATTTGTAGTTCATAATTGATACGAGCCAGGGCGTACCCTCTAACCTTGACTTAAGGAATGCCAAAGCTCTAAGGGTTTCCCGGCGCATCGTCTGATCACTACAATTATTAAGCCGTGCTGCTTCAGTGTAAGTTATCTGCGAGAAGATACACATCTCAATGGCTACGCGTTGGCGTTCAGGTAGCTCAGCTAGTAAGGTCTCTATAACTTTGACCTCGCTGTTCTCCTCTGGTGTATCATTAGCAAAGTAAGTATCGGTATATGATAAGTCTTTGGCAAGTACTCCACTGTCTGCCATGCTAGGATCATATGATAGGTACTTCCTCATATAGATTAGGTGTCTTGCTTTTACGAGTGAGGCACGAACAGTAAGACAAAGCGATTGAATACTCTGGGTTTGTTTGTCCTTCCTCATGATAGTAAATCGTTAGAGACCCAGGCTGATTACCTGGGTTTCGTCTTTTCTTTTTATTCAGTTTGAATGCGGGTGTCTTTATGGGTGCTTTCTATCTTTCCCGTATTGCGTATTATAGATACGCAAATACTGGGAAACATAGAAAATCGCTAACGCTTCACCCTTTGTAGACACCAATTTTTTGGGTAAAACCGCAGGTCAGAGCCTATATTGTACATAAAAAGACCAAACAGAAATCGTAAAATATGTTTCCCAAAGGGTGGGAAAAATAGGGGTATGTTTCCCGCTATTTGGGAAAGATAGAATAGGACAAATCGGACATAATCCTATGTTTCCCGCTATGTTTCCCAACTGGGAAAGATAGATAAAAAAACTATCAAACCTCTAACTAACCCAACACATCTAAAAAAAATAAACCATCTCACATACCAAGACAAACAACTAAACATATTAAGATCCTGATCTAATATCTTTTCTAATCTAAAAAAAACCGTATGTAATCTAAACAAACCAAGACACCTTATACTACATGTCACTAAACAAATCTAAAGTAACACTGACTAGACCAATCGTTCTAGCTCTGATAGCCAATACAAATAATCCAGTATGTAAATGTTGTAGCCTGGGTTATCCATTTGAATTAACCATTGACCATAGAGAAGGCAACGGTAACATACATAGAAACTTAACCACAAAGACTAGCACTTGGAGAATAGTAGCTCAAGAGTTACGAGGTGGTATGAACATGCGAGAGTTAAGAAAGAAGTACCAGGTACTATGCTCATTATGTAATCATGAGTTACGAATCAAAGGCAGATGCCCACACAAAACCTACACAAGAAAGAAGTTAGCGCATGTTTTCTTTTAAGCTAAGCCAAGAGTTTGTAGATAGTTATAAGGATAAGCCAGCTCCCTTTGGATATAGAGACGCAGCAGGGAACAGCGTAGGTGAGATAACATTTCTGCGTACATACAGTAGGTTAAAGGCTGATGGTACTAAAGAAACCTGGGTAGATGTATGTGAGCGTGTAATCAATGGTATGTATAGCCTACAAAAGAACCACTGTAAGACCAACCGCTTACCTTGGAATAGTAGTAAGGCACAAGCCTCAGCACAAGAAGCATTCGATAGACTCTTCGAACTCAAGTGGACACCACCAGGGCGTGGGCTTTGGACAATGGGTAGCCCCTTAGTAATGGAGCAAGGCAACAGCGCAGCTTTACAGAACTGTGCTTTTGTTTCTACAACAGAGATGACCAAGCAAGATCCAGCTAAGCCATTTGCTTTCTTAATGGAAGCAAGTATGCTAGGTGTAGGTGTTGGCTTTGATAATGCCGGGGCTGATAAAGGCTTTGAGATATACGAACCAATCGTAGAGGGTGAGTATGACATACCAGATACCCGTGAAGGGTGGGTAGAGAGCCTCACAGTACAGTTAAATGCCTATCTGAAGCCCAACCATAAGCGACCATTCTTTACCTATGGTTCTATTAGACCAGAGGGTACACCAATCAAGACATTCGGTGGTACAGCTAGTGGCCCAACACCTTTAATCAATCTACATGTAGCAATAGATAAGCTATTCAAGGGTAGAGCAGGTAGCAATCTATCTCGTGTAGATATCGCAGACATTGGCAACCTTATTGGAGTATGTGTAGTCTCTGGCAATGTACGCCGTAGTGCTGAGCTACTAATCGGACAGTTAGATGATGAAGAGTTTATCAATCTAAAGAACCCTGACTACTTTCCAACCCGTAACTCCTATGATCCCGAGAACCCAGGCTGGGCATGGATGTCTAACAACTCTATTGAAACTTATGTAGGTCAAGACCTAACACCAATCGTAGATAGCATAGCTCGCAATGGTGAACCAGGTGTACTATGGATGGACTTATCAAGGCAGTACGGTAGGTTAATAGACCCACCTAACAACAAGGACTATCGGGTCAAGGGTTATAACCCATGTGCTGAGCAGTCACTTGAAAGCTTTGAGATGTGTACCTTAGTAGAGACCTATCTCAACAGACACGATAACCTAGATGACTTCAAGCGCACATTAAAGTTTGCTTACCTGTACGCTAAGACAGTAACACTACTACCTACTCACTGGCCTGAGACTAACGCAATCATGTCTCGCAATCGCCGTATAGGTACAAGCATATCTGGTATCGCAGACTTCGCTGATAACAATGGACTTCCAGCACTGCGTGAATGGATGAACACAGGTTATCTTACAGTCAAGCGCTACGATACTTCTTACTCTGAATGGTTAGGTATTCGTGAGAGTATCAAGACAACCACAGTTAAGCCAAGTGGTACAGTATCTATCTTAGCTGGTGAATCTCCCGGCGTACACTGGACACCAGGTGGTAAGTACTTCAATCGTGCTATTAGATTTAGTAACACTGACCCTATGCTTACACTATTTAGAATGGCTAACTACAGAGTAGAAGCAGCTAGCGAATCACCTGATACAACAAGTGTAGTATTCTTCCCGATCAAATCAAAAAGTAATAGAGCAGAAAAAGATGTATCAATATATGAGAAGATAGCATTAGCTGCTACAGCACAACGCTACTGGTCAGACAACTCTGTATCTGTAACTATCTCATTTGATCCGGAGACTGAGACAAAAGATGTAGGAACTGTACTACACATGTATGATGGACAACTAAAAACTGTATCATTCTTACCAAGTGGTAATACTATCTACCCTCAAATGCCTTACACTCAAATCACAGAAGAAGATTATATCAATGAAGGAGAGATGAAACTATTCAAGATAGATCTCTCTGGTATCTATGATGGTATGGGTATTGATGCTGTTGGTGAGAGCTACTGTACTACAGACGCATGCGAAGTCAAGCTGATTAAGGAGAACAATAAGTGAAAGAGAAACTACTAGTAGGGAACTGCCTTGAAACTCTTAAAGAAATACCTGATAATTCTATTGATAGTGTTGTTACTGACCCACCTTATGAACTTGGTTTTATGGGTAAGTCATGGGATAGCACAGGCATAGCATTCAATGTTAAAGTATGGCAAGAATGTATGCGAGTACTTAAACCTGGCGGACATCTATTAGCATTCAGTGGTAGTCGAACCTATCACCGCATGGCAGTAGCAATAGAAGATGCTGGCTTTGAAATCCGCGACCAAATTATGTGGGTGTATGGATCGGGGTTCCCGAAGTCAATGGATATAAGTAAGGCAATTGATAAGCACGCGGGCGCAGTGCGTGAGGTTATTGCCATTGAGGTTAGATATAACGAACCATCGGGAATTGTTGGTGTTGGACAGGGCGAACGGGAATTAGTTGAAAGAAAGATAACGAGTCCATTTACCGATGAAGCAAAGCAATGGCAAGGATGGGGTACTGCTCTAAAGCCAGCACATGAACCAATAGTTGTAGCTCGCAAACCAATCTCAGAGAAAACAGTAGCAGAGAATGTTCTAACCTATGGCACTGGTGCTATCAACATAGATGCTAGTAGAGTTGGGTTTGTATCTGAGGCAGATAAAAAAGAAAGCATAGATAAGAATCAACACGCAGACTTTGGAACAAAACCGATTACAAATAATACAGTATATGGTGACTACTCAATGATAGAACCAAAGAACTATCAACCAACAGGTCGCTTCCCAGCAAACCTAATACTCTCACATAACCCAGACTGCCAACTAATCAAAGAAGGTAGTACAGAAGTTAGCAGAGAAGTAGGTAGCACACCTGATATGCGTGGTAATAACTACGGTAGGTCAGACAAAACTATTGAGATAGAAATGTCGACATATAAAGATACCCCAGAAATCTATCAATGTACAGAAGGCTGTCCATTCTTGGAGTTCCCAAATAGTAAATCAACAGGTGGTCGTATCGGTAAGAAAGATATGGGCAGTGTAACTAATGTACCAGCTGGAGAATATGAAGCAGGTGACCCTGGCTATGGAGACAATGGCACAGCAGCCCGCTTCTTTTACTGTGCTAAGACAAGCAAAGCAGAACGCAATGCTGGTCTCAATGAGTTTCAAGATGTAAAAGGTCATAGCAACTATGGTTCAATACAAGAACGAAGCAGTAATCCATCACAAAAAAACTTTCATCCAACTGTCAAACCACTAACACTAATAAGATACCTAATTAAACTAGTCACTCCACCTAATGGAACTGTACTTGATCCCTTCTTAGGTAGTGGAACTACAGCAGTAGCTGCCACACTAGACAACTATAAGTGGATTGGTTGCGAACTTACAGAAGAATACTTACCTATTATAAATGGTAGGGTAGCATACGCAGAAGCAGAAGTTAAGAAAGCAAAAAAGAAAAAAGAAACTATGCCTACACTATTTGAAGAAGAACAAGATGTGTTGTGAAACCTATCATATCGTATGTAATTCTAACTGTACTTGTCACTCTAATGATATGAAGGAGAACAATGACAATTAAGTTAACACACGGTTCACTCTTCACAGGTGTAGGTGGTTTCGATATGGGAGCAGAGCTTGCTGGTATTGAAACTCTATGGCAGTGTGAGATAGATAAGAACCCAACTAAAGTATTAGAACGCAAGTGGCCTACAGTCACACGCTATACAGATGTATGCCAAGTTAAAGGTAATGAGATAGCACCAGTTGATATCATATCATTTGGTTCGCCTTGCCAAGACTTATCAGTAGCAGGTAAGAGAGCCGGACTTACTGGTTCAAGATCAAGTTTATATCATGAGGCTATTCGAATAACAAAGGAGATGAGAGATGCCACAAACAACCAATACCCAAGATTCATTATTTGGGAAAATGTCAGAGGCGCACTTAGCAGCAATGCTGGACGAGACTTCAACACTGCCATTCAAGAGATGGCCAAACTCGGCGCGATGGACATTAGCTACAGGCTGGTCAACGCCTGCCGTTTCGGCGTCCCTCAAAGACGAGTGCGTGTATTCCTTGTCGCAGATCTTGATGGATTCTGCGCCGGCAAAATACTCACTGAGTCCGAAAGCCTGCTCTGGCATCCTACGCAGAACGAAAGCCAGGGGCAAGAAGTTACCAGCAAAATTAGAGAAAGCACTGATAGCAGGAAGCAAAGTGAAGATCAAGATATAGTAGTTGATGTATATGTTAAATCAAGTAGAGCTCAAAGTTCAACAGGTTATGAAACCTGGAAAGAAGGATTAGTATCTCCAACACTTAATCTTGGAGATAATACAGGAGATGTTAGAGCTACAGTACTAAAGGTAGAGCCAATAGTATTCATGCCACACATGACAGATGGTGCTAGAGTTCAAGATAAAACTATGGGTACTCTTGTATCAACAATGGGTACTGGTGGTAATAATGTACCTATGGTGGCAGAAGAACGGGGGGGGGGGCAATTCTGATGACAATGCGAGAAGGTAATGGAGATAAGTTTGGTAATAGTAATAGAGGTCCACTACTTAAAGAAGAAATGTCACTAACACTTGGCACTGGTAATAACCAAACACTGTTCAAAAAGAAAACCAAAACAACTTACTCAGTAAGACGACTAACTCCTGTAGAATGTGAACGACTAATGGGATGGCCTGATAATCATACAGAGTTAGATAAAGATGGTAATATTATTAGTGACTCAGCTAGATACAAGATGATTGGTAATGGTATTGTAACCCCGGTAGCTCAATGGGTATGTACAAATATAGTTAAAGCACTGGAAGAGGAGAAGCATGAAGCAACTAACTGATAGACAGTACGATAAGTTTCTAATTGATACTACTAAAAAATTAGACAAAGCATTTGAAGACATGCTACATACCATGACAAAAAAATTATACAAAAGATCTCTAACTAATCAAGAACTAGACATAGCTCTAAAACTTGTTGAAGATAAAAGTGTACTAAGATTAGATGAGATTGTAAACTGTTCAATTAAACTAGCAGAAGAAACTTATGAGTAACAGTATTTTACTTGGAGATGCTATTGAAGAATTAAAGAATATAGATAGTAAATCTATTGACTGCGTAGTAACTTCTCCACCATATTGGAAAGGCTTTGCTTATGAAGCATACTTTAATTCTTATTTACAATATATGGAATGGACAAAGCTATGGTTAAAAGAAACAAAAAGAGTATTAAAAGATGATGGTACATTATGGCTTAATATAAGTAATGATAGCGAAACAACTATAAGAGCATTTGAGGTTATGAACATAGCTACTAAAGATCTTATGTATAAGTTACATGATACTATAGTATGGTACAGATTTAATCAACAACCAGCCAACACTGATAGACAATTAACAAATCAGTGTGAGTATATTTTTATGCTTAAACATACATCAGCAGATATAAAATTAAATAAAACTGATGCGTATAACAATGCTCCTGAGTTATTTAAGACAAAAAATGTTGGTAATGTTTGGGAGTTACCGTTTAATTCTGGTAAAGAAAAAAATAACTTTGGTAAAAAAGAAACTAAATCTAACTATGGGCATAGCGGATTTCCAGTTCGATTACCAGAGACTTGTATACTCCTAAGTACTAATGAAGGTGATACAGTTTTAGATATGTTTGGCGGTACAGGTACAACAGCAGTTGCTGCTAAAAAATTAAATAGAAAATATATTATAATAGAAAAAGAAAAAGAGTATATTAAAATTATAACAGAAAGGTTAGAAGCATGACTAAGATATTCCCAGGTAAGACAGACTACTGGTACTACCTCTATGGTATATTCATGGCCAGCGGTAACAGTAAGAAGAAAGCAGAACAACTAGCAGATTGGTATAGCAGCGATGAGTACAGCAACCAGGACAATAGCGTTAAGGATCTTGACAGTGTTACTTCTATCACTAGGGATACTACTGGTACTAGCAACACAGACAAGTCATGAACCGATAGATAAAAAATTTCTATTAACTGATAAACAATATGCTAAACAAAGACTCCAAGATATCTATATGGAACAAGAGTACCAATGCTTGTTACAACTCTGGCATAGAGAGAGTAAGTGGAATCCCAAAGCAAAGAACAAACATAGCTCAGCAACTGGAATACCACAACTACTAAACCTACCAAGTAACACGGGTAGCAAGAGGCAGATAGACTTGGGATTAAAGTATATTGTACACAGATATTCTACTCCATGCGTAGCACTGAAGTTTCATAAGAGACACGGTTGGTATTGATACTTGACTTTCTAAACTAATATGGAATAGTATTAGATGGAAAGGACAGGATATGAAACTAGTATTACAAATAGCACTAGGTTACTTGATAGGCAAAGGGGTAGAGTTAACAGTTACTTACTTCTTTGGTATTCAAATAGCAAACAGTATGATTAAACAACAGCTTGGCATGTAAGGTTAGCACCGATAGTAATAAGAGAACTCCCCCGCTAATAGTTACCCGGGGGAGTTTTTCTTTTACCACTTAACTTTATCAGCCCAATAAGCTGCGGACATCTTACCCTTAGAAATGTTAGTAGCATGTCTAGCTTTGAATGCTCTATTCCTAGCAGTGTTCTGCCGATCCCCAGTAACACCCTGTTGACCAAAGCGTATGGTCTTAACCTTACTACCTTCTTTGGCAACTACAACATGTGACTTAGTAGGATGAGATGGTGTTCTTTTAGGTTTATTAAAACCAGATACACCAGCTCTTTTAATTCTAGAGTCTTGACTACTTGCCACGCTTCTTAGTCTTTCCAGCTTCAGATAGAGCAATAGCAATAGCCTGCTTACGAGACTTAACTATCGGTGCGTTCTTTGGACCTTTAGGATTTCTACCTGAGTGTAATGTTCCAGCCTTATACTCTCTCATTACCTTAGCAGTTTTCTTCTGACCCATAGTTTCTTTTTTCATTTAGTTAATTCCTTTAATAGTTTGGCTAACATACCCATCTTATCTGGCTGACCTTCAGGCTTACCATACTCGGCAGTATCTTCTGCGTTATCTTCTTCTTTACCCATAGTACACTGATCACAGCAAGAGCCATCACATTCAGCATCACACTCAGGGCAACAGTCGCATACTTCTGTATTGCCCATGCTAGGCATAGATTCCATACTCTCAGGTGGTCCAACCACTGGCTTCTTCTTAGGGGTAGCAAACATCAAGATAGCTGACTTGCTATCGGGGGTATTCATAGGCATGTTGTCTCCTAACTAAGCCTCACTTATCTGATAGATGCCGACAGACCGTATGTATCGAAAGACACTTATATCACTATACTACTAAGTTATAAAATATAAGAGAGGAAATATATGACTTCACCCATACACAGTCAACTGATAGATGGGGTTAGGTATTATACTAGCCCAAAGACAAATCAAAAGTTTGTATCAGTTACTTCAGTAATATCAACACTAGATAAACCCGCACTACGATACTGGGCAGCTAAGATGGTTGCTAACTACGCCATAGAAGAGAAAGACTTATGGCTACCAGTAGCAGAGAAAGATCCTAAGACAGCACTAGATATGATTAAGGGTGCGCCTTGGCGTACTCAAGAAAGTACAGCAGGTCTAGGCTCAGCAGTACACGCAGCGGTAGAGAGCCGTATCTTAGGAAGTACAGTACCGGTAGATTCTCTTGATGAAAGTATCAAGGGTTATATCAAATCATTCCTAGACTTTGAGAATATATTCCAACCTCAATGGGAGATGTCAGAAGCTACAGTCATGTCATACAAGTATGGCTATGCTGGAACTATTGACGCTATTGCTACCTTTGATCGCCCAGAGTTAGGGCTAGTAGGTCGCTACCTTATTGACTGGAAGACAGGCAAATCTGGTCCATACCCAGATGCTGCTCTACAACTAGCAGCTTATAAGAATGCTGATTGTGTTCTTATGCCTAATGGTACAGAGCAAGAGCTACCTCAAACTGATGGTGCTATTGTAGTTAAGATTCGCCCACGCTCCTATGAAGTATACCCAACTGATGTAACAGATAATACATTCAAGTATTTCAGACATATACAGATGGCATGGAAGTGGCAACATGAAGTAAGTAAAGAAGTATTAGGTAATCCAATTCGCCCAAAGAAAGTAGAGGTAGAGTAATGGCTATCATTAACTTACAGCGTAAGCTTACAGAAGTAGGTCGTATTCGTTTAGGAGAGCGGTCAGAGAAAGGCGCACCAACAAAGCTAGATAAGTTTAGACTTACTAGTAAAAGTAAAGATGCCCTTGACGCAGCTGCTGTAGTATATGGTGGAACAGTTAAGAAATGGAAGTCACCTGATGGTGATGCCTTTGAACTAACCACAGAAACTAATGTACTCGATGTTGTTATACCACCAGGCAATGCCTTATCTCAATGGTATGAGATGTGGTCAGGCTCAGGTTGCCAACGCAGATGTGATGGAGTTACAGAAACTCTTACTAACAAACCATGTCTATGCCCTGAGGATCAGGGAGCAAGGTCAGAACTATCAGCTCGTGGTCAAGCATGTCGCCCAACTACAAGACTATCAGTAATTCTACCATCAGTTAAGTCAGTTGGTATCTGGCGTCTTGAGTCACATGGTTACTATGCTGCTTCTGAACTAGCAGGTATTGCTGAACTACTACAACAGGTAGCAGCTTCAGATAGATATCTACCAGCTACATTAAGATTAGAACAAAGATCAGCTAGGCGTAATGGTAAGTTATCTCGCTTTGCTGTACCGGTATTAGAAGTAGGTGCTACTGTACAAGAAGCTATTCAATTAGCAGCTGGTAATAGTTCTCCTGCTATTGAATATAATAACTTTACAACTTCTACAAAAGAAGTACCTATGACTGAACCAGAGTTTGACGATACACCAATGGTTATTGAACCTAAAGTTATTCAAGAAGAACCAGCAGTTATTGTATCAGAAGAACCTGAATTAGGTTGGGAAGAACCAACATTTGTTGTAGAAGAAACTGTACAGATTGTACCAGAAACTGTACAAGAACCTGTACAAGAACGCAAGCCTCTTAATACAGTAATGCGTATACAAATCCTACGCAGAGAATTAGGATTAACAGATGAACAATATAGAGGTACACTAGAAAAAAGTTATGGTGTAACATCATCTAAAGAACTTACTCCTGTACAAGCAGTAGAAGTAATCGAAAGATTAACACTAGCATTACATAAGAAGAAAGGTAACTAATGAAAATTGTAGATGAGATTACTCTTGTATTCGCTCAACCTTCATTACCACTTTCTCTTAACAAATCTAATAGCATACACTGGGCTCAAAGAAAAAGATATCTTGAACCTTGGAGACTTGCTATATCTAACGCTTATATCAGAACTAATGTACTATCAGGACTACCTGATAACACACCACTAGATATACAGTTTACTTTTTCTTTTCCATCTAACACTAGGAGAGATCCACATAACTATGTTGCTACTGTTAAACCATTAGTAGATGAGTTAGTTAATCTTGACTTAGTACCTGATGATACAGCAGAATGGTTATCTGTTAAAGAACCAATACTTGTTGTTAACAAAGAGAACCTATGCTATGTAAAGATTACTGTCAGGAGTAATAGTGAATCAGACAGAAACTAAACAAGCTCCTGAACTAAGAAACATATCTGCCGAAGTATCTTTACTTGGTAGTCTTATTGTATATCCAGAAGCATTAGATAAAGTAACAGAGCATATTAGTGCTGATGACTTTTCTAATCCTACTAATGGTGCTATCTACTCTGCTATATGTATGGCTGCTATTGATGATACTACTGGCTTGGCTGCTATTGTAGAACAGTTAAGAAAAGATAATACACTTGTTGATGTAAGTGAGAAGTATCTACATGACTTAACAAAAAATCCATGTCCTGTAGAAGACTTAAAAAAGATAGTAACTATTATAACTGACTTGTCTAACAAGAGAAGTAAGATATCAGCTGCTAGAAAAGTAGCACAAGCAGTAGTCAATGGAGAAGATGAAACTCTTGCCTTTGATAGACTACTTGATATTCAGAATAGACAAGTTACTATTGGTGATGGCTTTGCTTCTCTTGAAGATACTATGAAAAACATTATCTCTGGTAACTACAAGCGCACTGAACCAACTATCTTACGCAGATCTGATGGACACCACTTACTCTATGCTGGCAAACTTAACTGGTTATCAGCTCCACCAGAAGCACTCAAATCTTTTACTGCTCTACTAGCAACGGTACAACTATTACAAGAAGGTAAGGGCGCAGTCTACATTGACTTTGAAGACGATGCTACTACTATATGTGAGCGTCTATTCAAGGTAGCAGTAGGTCAGCAGTTAGAGAACGCTGAGGAATTAGTACTAACTTGGGTAGCAGGTCCACTCTATGCTGACGGTAGCAGGGATCATAGTAAAGCATTGTTTAGTTATATTGCTATGGGTAAAGCTTTTGATATGAAAACAAGAGCGCTTGTACTTAAAGCAATTAAACATGGAGCACAGTTAGTTACACTAGATGGTTGTGCTACTGCTATTGCTTTGGCTAACCTTAATGAAAATGATAACGCCGATGTGAACAAGTGGATTAACGCAGTATCTTACCCATTCACAAGTGCCGGCGCTGCTGTTGTAGTAATCGACCATGTGGTTAAAAGCCAATTAGGTGGAGCAGGTAGTTTCGCTGGGCGTTCTCCTCGTGGTGCTGGTTCTAAACTAGCAGCCGTATCAGGAGCAGCCCTATCATTTGAAGTTAAAGAAGCCGGCTCAGTCTATGCTCAAGGGCAGATTGAACTAACAGTAACCAAAGACAGACCCGGCACTATTCGTTGCTCTAAACGATCTGGGCGTCGTATAGCTGGCACATTAATTTCTAACCCTATCATGGGTGGCAATAGAGAAGGAGTATCACTAGTCATACATGCTGCTGATGAGATGAGCAAACTTATGGAAGAGAAGCGCTTTGACCTAGTAGCTGCTGAACATATCTCAAAGATTGTTAGAGAGATTGGTCCAGTAAGTAAGACAGAGATACGCAAGGTTCTTAAAGAAAGAGCTGATGCTAAGAATACAAACGGTTTCCGAACAGAAACAACTGTAGCCGCGTTCAAGTTCCTTGAAGATAACAAGTATATTGTTATTGACATAGATGGTAAGAAAGAAACTCTTACTTCTCTTATGGAGTACAAGGCTAACTATGGCGATACTCATGCTGATGATGTGGATGTGAACCCATTTATCTAACACGAGAAAGACTATCAGAAGAAGAACTAAGCACACTAAGACTACATGTAGTACTCAGCCTAAACCCTGATGCCACAGAAGAAGTATTAGAACAGGGTAGGTTAGCAAAAGAAAAGCTTATGTTAGCCTACCTACCTCTAGCCAATGCCCAAGCAAAGAAGTACATTGGTAAGATAACCAAGGATGAAGCAGAGTCAGCAGCCTATCTAGGTCTGGCTATCGCTATGCGTTCATGGAATCCAGATAAGGGTGCGCTACCCAGTTGGATTAGGCTCTATACTAAGATGACTCTAATTAGAGAAGTCAATAGACAGACGCTTATAAAAATACCACAAGAGTTAGCACCTAAGAAACGAATAGTCAAACAACTAATACAGGAAGGTAAGAGTATGGAGTATATTAAAAAAACTACTAAACTAACAAAACAACAAATCACTAACTTAACCAATAGCCCTAGTGTTCAGGTATGGTTAGATGATGAGAATAATTTAATAGAACCAGTAGTCAAGACTGAAAGTAGTACTACATTAGAAAGATTACTTAGTGTATTGTCTACTGAAGAGTTAATGGTTATATGTACTAAGTTTAATTTAGATTACTATGGACATATTTATACATTAGC